GTATCTAAAGGATGGCTCTCGTATGCTAAAGGCTCTAAGCATGTTCGCTTGGCAACTCAAATCAAAGACTAAGGCAGGAGCAGTAAATGCTGCAGCGCAAATTGCAAGCCCTAAAACTTCTGGCTCTGTGGCTGTTACTGGTTCTGATATGGAGCTTAGTGCTATGCCTCGTGGTAATAACATCAATCTTACTGATGGTCGCCCTCTTGGTTCTATGGTTGCTTCTGCCCTTGAAGTTTCTGTGGTTGCGTTGCTCTCGGACCCTGGCACCTCTGGTGCGTATGGCACAGCGCAGACGCTAGATGTTCCAACCGTAAAGGCAATGGAAGCACGTCAGCAGTCTTGGACTTTGTTCTACAAGCGTGTTCTTTCTTTCCTTGGCGCAAGGGCAGATGCTCTTGAGGTCAACTGGCCTAAGATTGAAACCGAGCCATCGCAGCGTTTGACTCAGGCACTAGCCTTGGCTTACGAGGGTGGAGCAATCTGGCAAGACGAATATCGTGCTGCGATTATCGAAGTTCTTGACGTTCCACGTCTGCACTTGACACCACCAGTTGACTCTTCTGACTCTAGTTCAAATGGGAACGGCAGCGCAATTCCATCACAGGGAAACTCTGGTTCGGTAGGTTCGATGCAAGATAATGCGAACGACTTGGTTCCTGGTGACAACGCACCTGTTGCGTAATACATTTGTGGTATAATTAGTCTAGCAAATAACTATTGGAGATTTTATGACCGTTTCGTTGAACGAATCAATTGCCTTCAGTGCTACTAGCACTGGTAAAAAGTGGCAAGTCAAGGTCATCGAATCTGGCTGGGGTTCTTCTGGATATTACCCTGCAGAAATGCTCGCTGAATATGGTCCAATGGTTTTCAAAAAAGGCACCAAGGTTTTTATGAACCACCCATCGGTCAACGAAGAGAGTGACCGACCAGAGCGTGACGTAAACCAACTTGCTGGCAAACTAATTTCTGACGCTCGCTTCGATGGCTCTGGCCTCGTTGCGGAAGTAGAGTTCTATTCACACTTCGCTCCAATCATCAAAGAGATGGCTGGGGATGTAGGCTTGTCAATCCGTGCACTGGGAGAATCTCGTGTAGGTGAGGCAGAGGGCCGTCAGGGTCCTATCATCGAAGCTCTAGTGGCAGACCCACTAACCAGCGTAGATGTTGTAACCGTAGCTGGGGCTGGTGGCAAATTCTTGTCGCTGCTTGAAAGTTACACAAGAAAAGACGATGAGGCAACTGTGCTGTCGGAGTCTGTATCGGAAGGAAATGAAAGCATGATGACTAAGGAAGAATTTGAGGCAGCAATTGCTGACCTAAAGACTACCCTTGTTGAGGCTATCAGCCCTCTTCGCGAATCAATCTCGGTTCTCGTAGAGTCTGCAACTCCTGCTGAGACTGAAGAGGCTACCGAAGAGGATGCCGAAGAAGTCCCAGCATTGGACCCTGTAGAGGTTGCTGAGAAGTTCAACGAATCTGGTCTTCCTAAGATTTCGCTAAAGCGTGTTGCTGAAGCAATGAAGTCTGAGACCAACACAAAGACTGTAGACGAATTGATTGCTGACGAGAAGAACTATGTCTCGGCTGTATCAGAGTCTGCAACCAAGGCTGCAGCTGTAGAGACCACTGGTGTCATCAGCGAAGCCAACACAACCACTGCTGCTGATGAGTTTAACGCTATCGTTTCTCGCATCGCTGGCAACAAGTAAGATAAGGAAAAAGAATGGCTCTTAACGAGACTTACAAAGACGGCAATGAGCTTGTCCTTCCTGTAGCGAGCACCGTAGCATCTGGTGACTTGGTAAAGGTAGGCGCACTTGTTGGCCTAGCACAGCGTGACGCTGCTGTTGGCGAGGATGGAAACTACTACACCACCCTAAAGTTCAACGGCGTTGTTAAGCTATCAACCCTAGTAGCAGTTACTGTTGGCGCAGCAGTTTACATGACTTCAGAGGGTGTTATCAACGTTACCGCTTCAGGTAACAAGTTCATCGGTCACGCAGTTACTGCAAAGTCAACTACCACCGCTGGCGACATTTACGTTCGTTTGACTCAGGCTGCGTAAGGATAGGCAATTATGGAAAACATTACTAACCGCAACATTGAAGCTGCGAAGATTCTTGAGGGTGCCCTTCGTGGTGACCGTCAGGACAAGCTAAAGCTCCAGGAAGGTATCAGCACTTCTGACCTACCTGTTCAGCTTACCCCAACCATCAACAAGATTCTTCTTGAGAACTACGCATCTGCACCTAAGGTGTGGGACAAGTTCGCAACTCGTCTTGTAATGGATGACTTCCGTGCACAGCCTTTCCTAAACCTCAAGTATGAGGATGACGGCAAGGACAACGCAGGGGACAAGTTCCGTGATGGCTCACTCCCAACCGTAGGCGAGTATGACGAGTACCCAACTGCTGGCTGGTTCTCAACCACTGAGAGCACCATGCAGCTAAAGAAGTCGGGTCAGCGCATCCGCTTCTCATGGGAAGCAATCGTTAACGATGGCAACATCGGCCTACTAGAGCGTCTACCAATCGAACTCGGCCTCAAGGCTGCAGGTAAGGAAGACGAAGAAGTTACCAAGCAGTTGGTTTCATCATCAGGTCTAAACACTGCTAACTTCAACTCAGGCAACGCTAACCTATTCAACTACGCTCTAACCCTAGAGAACCTAGAGTTGGCTATCCAGGCTGCAAACACCCAGGTTTACAACGGCAAGACCGTTACTCCTGTGTCACGCTTCGCTTTGGTTATTCCTCAGGCACTTGAGCTAACTGCTCGCAAGATTCTTGCGGTCCAGACTGTTCAGACTGACGTAACCTCAGGTGACGTTGCAACTCGCACCATCACTGGTAACCCAATCGGTTCACAGGTTGAGATTGTTGTAAACCCATGGATTAAGACCATCAACTCGTCAGCAGACGCTTACTGGTTCCTAATCCCAGTCCCATCAGCAACCTTGAACCCATCAGTAGCACTTGGATTCCTCCGTGGATACGAGACTCCTGAGCTTCGCATCAAGATGAACGGTGGAACCTTCCTAGGCGGAGGTGACGTTCCTGCTCGTGATGGCTCATTCGACAACGATGACTTCGAGATGAGAATTCGTCACATCGCAACTGGTGGCTTCATTGTTCCTGCTGGAACCATCGCATCACGTGGTGGCGCAAGCTAAACCATAGCTCCAAATCGAAAGCCCCCTCTTCGGAGGGGGTTTTCTTTTTTGTGGACTTTTGTGCTATAATAGACGGACAATTAAATATCGGGGCAACTAATAGAGTAACGACCAAGAACTAAACTCAAGTGAAAGGTAGGTCGCCATGGTAAATAGGCTCATCGCTGTCGGGTTGGTAACCCTTGCAATTATAGTTAGCGGAACTCAGGTTCCAGCAAGCGCAGCTGCAATTCAGCCAGAGACGAAGTATGTCAATGAAAAAATCCTAATAGGTAACACTGGGGTTCTTTTCGACAACACCCAAGCAGTAAACAAAGCAATAAACAAACTAAATAAAACGGTTGGCAAAACCTGGTATGTGTTTTCAGGTTCAACCCCTCAGGGCTGGGATTGCTCAGGCTTGACCATGTGGTTCTATGAGCAAGTTGGTATCCAGCTTGAGCACAGGGCTTCAAAACAACAAAGCGTGGGGATTAAAACTAAGACCCCAAAAGTGGGAGACCTTGTTGTTTTTAAATACAAGGGATATAAAACTGCCTATCACGTAGGAATTTATATCGGTAACGGTAACATGATTCACTCTCCAAGAGAGGGTCAGAGAACCGCAATTGAACCAGTGGCAAAATTTGCTGGTAATTACAGTAAAGTTTCTTACAGGCAAATTGTAGATACTTTTTAGAAATACGGCAGTCCCCTAGTTTCGGCTAGGGGATTTTGTCGTTTTCTGAGCAGGTGCTATAATGATAGACCGTTTCCCCAAAATCAAAATCCTTAAAGGAGGAGTTTACTATTTTTTCATTCAAACTATCAGACGAATTTGTATCAGACTATCGCACCAAGAAAGCCCCATTCGGTTATGCCGATGTCGCTGGCAACTCAGTGGGCGAGATTACCTTCCTCAGAACCTACAGCAGGCTCAAGGAAGACGGAACTAAGGAGACTTGGGCAGATGTATGCGAGCGTGTCACAAATGGCACCTACAGCCTTCAGAAGGACTATGCGAAGCAGCAGAGATTGCCTTGGTCAGATGCTAAGGCACAGGCTTCTGCGAAGGAGTTTTACGCTCGTCTGTTTGACCTGAAGTGGACACCGCCAGGTCGTGGCCTCTGGGTCATGGGAACCTCAATCGTGAACGACCAGAAGAACTCAGCAGCTCTTCAGAACTGTGCGTTTGTCTCAACTAACGAGATGACCAAGAACAACCCAGCCAAGCCATTTGCTTTCTTGATGGAAGCATCTATGCTAGGCGTTGGCGTTGG